GGTAGAGGAGTGCTAAGTACTATGGCTACTGAAACTATGAGCCTTAACTCTGACTGGTTTACTAATGATGAGGAGGCAGCTTGGATAGAGCAATTATTTATATCTCCAGAGGTTTATATTTTAGGAGATTATTATTCTAATGATACTGCTCCTGCTAACTATGGAGAGTATATGACTCCAGTAATAGTAACTAATAAAGGATATGATAGATATACTAGGGCTAATGATAAGGTAGCTCAATATGAGTTAGATATATAATATAGTATTAACAAAAGAGTACAAAGAGCTTAAATATGAATAACCAGCAATTAATAGCATATCCCCAGGGGACTACTGAGCCTTTAATTTATCCTACTGGAGAGGTAGTACTAGATTTATTTAAAGATGAGCCTATACCCTTAGTATTAAATGTAGATGATTTTACTAATGTAGCTGAGGCAGATGCTAGTTATAGTAAATCCTTTGATATACCAGGTACTAAAAATAATAATCTATTTTTTAATCATATTTATGATATTACTTCTGATAGTAATTTTAATCCTCATAAAAAGACTAAAATAATAGTTAAGGAGGGTACTATTAATACTTTTGAGGGATACCTACAATTAAATGATATACTGCATAAGAATGGAGCTATTACTTATAATATAACTCTATACTCTGAGGCTGTAAATTTAAAGGATATATTAAGTGAGAGAGTATTTAGAGATTTGAACTTTAATGAATTGAAACACAACTATAATAAGGTGAATATTAAAAATACGTGGACTGGGAATTTGCCGTATATTACTTCTAATGCATCTGGATTTAGGACTGGCTCTACTATAAAATACCCTTTAATAAGATGGAATAATAATAGCTATTATAACTCTGCTTTTAACTCTGTACACGCACCAAGCACTTCTGATTTCTTTCGCCCATTTATTAAGGCTAAATACTTAGTAGAAAGGATAATGCAAGATGCTGGATATTCTTATACTTCTAATTTTTTTAGTAGTAGTAAATTTAATAAATTATATGTAGATTTTAATAATGCTAAAGATATTAATAGCTTAAATGATTATTTTTCATCTACTGAGGTTGATACTAGTATTGTTTATGGTGCTACACCAACTAATATAGATTTTACTTCTGGTTTTGCATATCCAGCATCCTCTATTACTCCATCTGATTATTACGATACTTCTACTGATGTATTTACTTCTCCATCTGACAGCTTAAAAGTTAATGTACAGGGAGATTTATATTTTAATAATACCTCTGGCTCTACTTCGTATGCTAAATTAGTTTTAAGAAAAGTAACTGCAGTAGGTAATGTACAATTATATACTTTATTTAATAATGAGTCTATAGCAGATAATAGTAGCTCTAATGCTCCTACTTGGAAAGGTTTCAGTTCTAGTAGTTCTAATATCGTATTACATACTAATGATACTTTACAATTAAGATTAATTATTACTGGAGGAGATTGTTTATTACACGATGCAGCAGCTTTAGGGATAACTTCTGCTCAGTCTGGTAGTAGAGCTTCATGGAATGTAGAAAGTGATTTGATGGATGTAAATAATATAGTCGCTAACTATAGAGGAGATATTAATCAATGGGATTTTATTAAAGGATTTATAGATATGTTTAAGTTAGTAATAGCTAAAGATGAAAATAATCCTAATAATCTAATAATAGAGCCTTATAAAGATTGGGTAGATGCTGGTAATTTAGTTAATTTAACTAATAAAGTAGATGATACAGAGTTAAAATATACTCCTATAGATGGATTATCTAAAAGATTGATATTTAAACTTAAGGAAGATGAGCCAGACTGGATAACTACTAATCATAATAATCCTAATGACTGGAAGTACTCGCATAATGAGATTAATGATATAGAGATATTTGATGAGGTTGAGGAGGTTATAGAGGTAAAAGAGTTATCAGCTACCTATGTTAAAAGTTTATTTGGTGGAGAGTTATTTGCACCACAGATAGTAGATATAGATGTTAATGATAACTGGGAAAATAAGATGCGTATTATGTATGATAATGGAGTACAAACTTTAATAACAGATAATTATAGTGATGGTGCTGATTTTTATAACGAAACAGATTATTTATTATTTAGTATGGTTGATAGCTACCCTATTAATGCTAATACTTCTAACTCTTATAATTTTGGAGTAGTTAATTATGCTGGTGCTGGAGGTGCTGTACTAAATAGCTTATATAATGTTTACTGGTTAAAGTATATTGATGAGCTTTATCATAAAGATACTAGAATAGTTAAGGTAGAGGCTTATCTTACAGCTGATGATATTAGTAAAATAAAGTTTAATGATATTATACTTATTAAAAATAAGAAGTATAGAATACATAAGATAGAGTATAGAGCTGGAGCTATGAGTAAGCTGGAATTAATAACGATAAAAGACTTATAAATGGATTTTAAGATAGGGTATAGTGTAAAGCCTAAAGAAATAAATAGTTTAAATGAGGTTATTTTTGAGGAGTTTGTAGATTTAGGAGTATTTAGAGATGTAGTACCTACTAAGTCTGAATGTGAGGCTTATGGATTTAATTATATAAATAGTAAGTGCTATATAATAGCTAACTCTACTGATTTTATTGATGAGAGTATCTATTTAGAGGCTGGTAGTAATAATAGTAAAGGAGCTAAGAGTAATTATAATGCTATAATAGGGCTTAATAATGAGATAAATTTCGCTTGTAATAATGATTTAGTAGTAGGAGATAGTAATAGTATTATAGATAATGTAAGTAATACTATAGTATCTGGTACTAAAGGAGAGGCTACAGCTAGTAACTCAATAGTATTAGGAGGTAATGCTCCAGATGATAACTTAGCTGAGAGGCAGACTACTACTTTAATGTATGGAGCAAAGACTACTGATGGAGGTACTAAGGCTAGTTACCTAAATAATATAACTGCAAACTTCTTTAAAATTCCAGATAATACTGCTATGTATTTTCATGCTGATGTATTAGCTGTAAGAGTAGGAGGTACTGCTACTGGTAATCCTGGAGATTTTTTAAGCTGGGTAGAGAGAGGAGTAGTTATTAATAAATCTGGTACTCTAAGTATAGAGAGAGAGAGAGATACTATAAAAGGCTATGGTAATCATACTAATTGGCGTCCAACAGCAGCAGTATCTGGTACTAACTTTGTTATAAATGTTAGAGGTGCAGCTGATACTATTATAGAGTGGGCTAGTACTATTAGATTTACAGAAATTAGAACGGGAGTAGCCTTATGATAGATAGATTTAAGAGGGTAAAAAATGAGATGATTATTAATTTAGAATATACTAAATTAGTGATTAATAATTTAGATAATATTAAGATTAAGAGTAATAAATTAAAGAATAAAAAACAATGGCTGAAAAGGTTATTTTAAAGGTAGTAGCAGAAACTAGTAAGGCTAGTAAGGATATGAATAAGCTAAGCTCTGAAACTAAAGGAGCAGCAGCAGAAACTACTCTACTATCTGGAGCTATGAATACTGTAAGAGGTGCTATGGTTAAGGTTAAAGCTATGAGTAAATTACTCTTTGGCTCTATAAAGGCTGGATTAATCAGTACTGGGATAGGTGCTTTTGTAGTACTTATAGGCTCTTTAGCTACATATTTTACGCAAACTAAAAAAGGAGCAGAATTATTAGAGCAGGCTTTTGCTGGAGTAGGTGCTGCTATCTCAGTTATTACTGATAGGATAAGCCAGATAGGAGGAGCTATTGCTAAGGTATTCTCTGGAGATTTTAAAGGAGCAGCAGAGGATGTAAAAGGAGCTTTATCTGGTATAGGAGATGAGATAGTAGAGGAGGCTAAGGCAGCCTCTAGGCTTAAAAAAGAGCTACAAGATTTAGCTGATACTACTAGAGGTTTTAATATAGAAAAAGCTCAGACTAGGCAAGAGATAGCTAAGGCTTTACTACTAGCTGAGGATGAAACTAAAAGCAATGAGGTAAGGCTACAGAGCTTAAAAGATGCTCTAAAATTAGAGGAGGAAACTACAGCAAAAGAATTAGAGCTACAAAGGAGGAGAGTAGCAGCTGTAGAGGAGGAGGTAGGATTAGGAGAGAGTATGGCAGAGGATTTAGATAGATTAAATGCTGAAAAAATACGATTGATTGAGCTTGAAACTGCTAGTATTAAAATGAAAAAGAAAGTAGTAACTCAAGTTAATGCTTTTGAGCTAGATATAGCTAACCAGGAAAAAGCTAGAGCAAAAGAGAAATCTGATAGGATAGCTAAAGAAACTAAAGAAAAAGAGGAGGCAGAAGCTAAGCAAAAGGCTATTGATGACAAAGCCCTAGCAGATAAAGAGGCTTTATTACTAAGTGAGGGAGAGAGGCTACTAGCTATCCAACAAGAAAATGCTCTACTAATGATAGAGGATGCTAATGAGAGGGCTTTAGCTCAGATAGAGATAGATAGAGAAAATGCTTTAAATAGTGTAGCTGATACTGAGCATACTGAGGCTATGAAGGCAGAAATAAATGAGAAGTATAATAAGAAAAAGCAGGCTCAAAATAAGGCTACATCTGATGCTGAGAGAAAATTAGGTATAGGAGATTTAGCAGCAGTAGGGAGTGTATTAGGCTCAATGGCTAGTTTGCAGCAGGAGGGTACGGCAGGCTGGAAAACTACAAAGATAGCAGAGGCTAGGATTAATAGCTTTATGAGTGCCAGCTCTGCATACTCTGCTATGGCTGGAATACCAGTAATAGGACCAGCACTTGGTATAATTGCTGCTGGAGCAGCTCTAGTATCTGGGCAGAAACAAGTAGAGCAGATTAAAGCTACAGAGATACCTAAGATGGCTAGAGGAGGTGTAGTAGGAGGATATGGTAATGGTACTAGTGATAGTGTAAATGCTAAATTATCCAGAGGAGAAGTAGTTATTAATGCTAAATCTGCTAAGATGTTCAGAGGTGCTTTATCTAATATGAATGTAGCAGGAGGAGGTGTAGGCTTTGCTAGAGGAGGAGCTACAGATGCTGGCTCTGGTGCTGGTTTTGGAGGGTTTAGTAATGAGCCTTTAAAAGCGTTTGTAATTACTGATGAGATGAGTGATAGCCAAGCTAAATTAGCTAAAATTAGGAGGAGAAGTAAACTATAGTAGTTTAATATATATTTATATAAAAATAAGATTATGGATTTAGTAGAATTATTGATAGATGAGAATAACTTAGAGCTTACTATAGATGCAGTAAGTCTAGTAGAATTTCCAGCTATGGAAAGTAACTGGGTATTTATGAGCAAAGAAAATAAAGTATCTTTAGCTAAAATAGATGAGGATAAGAGGCTTATTATAGGAGCTGCCTTAATACCAGATAAGCATATTTTACGAGTAGATGAGAATGGAGAGAAATTTAATATTTTCTTTAGTAAAGAAACAGTTAAAAGAGCCTCAGAGTTATACTTACAAAGTAATAATCAGAAATCAGCTACCTATGAGCATAGTATTAAGCTATCTGGAATATCAGCAGTAGAGAGTTGGATAGTAGCTGATAATAAAATGGATAAGAGTAATTTGTATGGTATAGATGTTCCTGCTGGTACTTGGATGCTATCTCTTAAGATAGATAATGAGGATGTATGGCAAGAGATTAAAAGTAAAAATGTAAAAGGTTTTAGTATAGAGGGCTTATTTACCCATAAACTACAGAAGTTAAGTAAGCAGGTAGATACTGATGCTGATATACTTAAAGCAGTAGCTGAGATAATGAAAATACAATAAACTAATAACTAATATATTTACTAAAAAAGATTAAAAATGGATTTAAAAAACAGAATAAGAGTAGCACTAGGATTAGATGCTGAAACTAAGCTAGCAGTACAAGAGAAGTTAGTAGATGGTACTATTATAGTATCAGAGGCTGATATGTTAGAAGTAGGAGCAGATATTAGTATATTAGGAGAGGATGGTATGACTACTCTTTTAGCTCCAGGAAATTATGAGCTAGAAAATGGTACTAAAATTATGGTAGAAGTAGAAGGGGTAATTGCTGAGATTGAAGTAGCAGAGGTTGAGGAGGAAGTAGTAGAAGAAACTCCAGAAGAAGTAGTAGAGGAGGAGGAGTTATCTGCTGAGGTTGTAGAAGAAACTCCAGTAGCACCTATGCCTAAAAAGATTAAAGAAACTACAGAGTATGAATTTTCTAAAGAGGAGGTAATTACTGAGATAACTAATGTAGTGTCTGAGTTATTATCTGAGGCTCAAAAAGATATTGAAAGTATCAGAGCTGAATTATCAGAGGTTAGAGCTTATGGAGAAACTCTAGAAAATGAGAATACAGATTTAAATGCAAAATTAACAGAGTTATCTGCTGAGCCAGCTACTGAGGAGATTGTTTTAAATAAATTCTCTAATGTAGAAGTAAAAGAATTATCTAAAGTAGAATTAAGTAAATTATCTACTAAGGATAGAGTTAAGTATAACTTATCTCAATTGAATAAATAATAAATTAATAACTAAAATTAAATAAAAATGGGAAATCCTATTACAACGAGTAGCCTTTATGCTGGAGAAGCTGGAGGATATATCGGAGCTGCTGTAAAAAGTGGTAAAACTATTGCAGATGGTAATGTTACTATCTTAGAGGGTGTTAAGTACAAAAGAAATTTAACTATTGTTACTTCATCTGGATTAATTGCTAATGCTGACTGTGATTTTGATGCTGGTACTATGACTTTTGCTGATAGAGCAGTAGAGCCAGTTAAGAAAAAATTAAATTTAGAGCTTTGTGCTACTGACTTGGAGCAAGATTGGCAAGCTGCACAAATGACGCCAGGAGCTAATAACTCTGCTATGTCTGGAGATTTTTCTGCTTTCGTTATGGAGTACTTAGGTGCTGAGATTGGAGAGAATATTGAAAATGCTATCTGGGCTGACTTTAAAACTGGATTAGTAGCTGATGGTACTGTAAATGATGTTACTGGTACTACTTTAACTGCTGCTAATATTGTAGCTGAGATGGGTAAATTAAGAGATGCTGTACCATCTTCTGTATATGGTAAAGATGACTTAAAATACTATGTAGGTACTGATGCAGTAAGATTTTACATTGCTGCTATGAGTACTTTAGGATATATGAATGCTTACCACGCTGGAGATGTGCCTTTAACTTTTGAGGGAGTAGAGGTTGTTCATTGTCCAGGATTAGCTGCTGATACTATGGTAGCTGCAAGAGTATCAAACTTATTTGTAGCGACTGATTTAGTATCTGATGCTACAACTTTCAAAACTATTGATATGAGAGATACTATAGGAGCTAATTCAATTAGAATTGCTGCTAACTTCTCTATTGGTGTAAATCATGCAGTAGGAGCTGATTGTGTACTTTACTCTTAATAAGTAAGTAACTAACTAGAATAAATAAGGGAGGTATAATGCCTCCCTTTAATTAAAAAAATAATAATAATATGGCGTGCGATTTGACTGCTGGGAGATTATTAGACTGTAAAGATGCAGTAGGGGGTATTCGCTCTGTACTATTTTTAGAGGTTGCTGATTATGCTCCTACATATACTGGAAATATCTTAACTCAAGTAGCTGCTGCTACTGCTTATAGATATGAATTACCTAAGGGTACTGGCTCTCTATCTGAGGCTATAACTGTATCTACTGAGAATGGTACTATTTTTTATGAGGATACTTTAACTGTAAAACTTCATAAATTATCTGCTGCTGATAGAGATGAGATTAAATTATTAGCTCAAAATAGACTAGTTTGTTTTGTTTTAGATAACAATAATAACCAATGGGCTATGGGAGAGGTTAATGGAGCTGATTTAACTGCTGGTACTGCTGGTACTGGTACTGCTTATGGGGATGCCTATGGTTATGAGCTTACTTTTATGAGCCAAGAGGCTGAGCCTATGCGTAACTGTGGTACTTATACTACTAATCCTTTTGATAACATTACTAATCTTACTATCTCTCCTGCTTACTAAGTAGATTAATAGAGATTTTTAATACTTTTAGAGGCTTTATCTTAGGATTTAGCCTCTTTTTTTTAAATATATTAGAGCTTTTTATACTTATTAAAAAGGATTAAGAGATGAGATATAAGTTAAAAGCAAAATATAAGGGCTGTAAGATTAAGCCAGGAGCTAAAGAGATAGTATTAGAGTACTTATCTGATGCTCAAGTAGAGCTATTAATTAAAGCTGGATATACTGAGTACTTTACTGAGGTAAAAACTACTAAAAAGGAGGGAAAATAGTGCTACTTATACAACAAAATACTACTAATAATTTATACTTTAATTTAGATGCTTATAATTTTAGTTATGATAATTTTATATTATTAGTATTTACTAATGATATGACTAAAGTAGATTATCCTGTTGTTATTTATGGTAAAGATACTGGTAGTCCTTTACTTTTTGCACAATTAATTGATATGCAGACTGGTACTCCAGATAGTTTAAACTATGAGATTAAATTATTAAATACTGGATATTATAAGTATCAGTTATATGAGCAGCTAAATGGTACAAATTTAGATAAAAATGATGTATCAGTTATTAAGCCTCTTAATTTTGGTAAGGCTTTTGTATCTGGAGATAAAGAGGTAGTATATACTGAGCATATAGATACTACAGATACTACTAATTATATGTATATTAAATAATAAAATAAATAAAAGAAAATGAGTAAAATAGATAATAATAATACTTTATTAAGAGAGCAATTAGGTAAAGGAGATGTAGTACCTTTTACGGCTGCATCTGGTTTGCTGTCAAATTTAGACTTTTACTGTATACACTTCCCTATTGATAGTGAAATAAAAGACTTAACTTTAGGCAATGCAGTTTTACCAGGAGAAAACCCAGCTACTATCTTTGCAAACTTACCCGTACCAGCAGGTACTACTTTAATGTTCAGAGTAACCTCTATCACTTTAAATTCTGGACTTTGTATTGGTTATAATGAACACGATAGAGATATTACAGCATAATGAAATTAACACTATCAAATAGTTTATCTTCTAATAAGATGCCTAAAAGCTCTTTATGGCTACCTACTTCTGAGGGTAGTGCTGTTGCTTGGTATAAGGCTGGAGCAGGATTAACTTTAACTGGTGTATCTGTAGATGTATGGGAAAACCAGATTAACTCTAATTACTATATGCTACAAGATACTGATACTGAAAAGCCTACTTTTAGTAATATAGACAATTCTATATATTTTGATGGAGGTGATTTTCTACAGACTACAGGGCAAATTAATTTAGAGAGTGAATTTACAATTGGTATTAGAATTAATTTTGACGGCAATTTTAATGGTACGATGTTAGGAGATAATACTACTGCTAATGAGATGTTTAAGATACAAGAAAATGATAAAATAAGATTAAAAAATGCTAACGGAAGTAGGGATTTTGATTTGTCAACTGGTGTTTTTGGTGATGATTATTTAGTATTATCTAGGAATGCTAGTAATATTATATCTTTATACCAAAACGGAACTTTAGTAGAAAATGAAACTTTAGGAAATGATATACTGATAGATACTATAGGTACTAAATATATTGATACTAATAAGATAACTGGATATATATACGAAATTATGATATTTAACTCCTCTAGTGCTGAATTAACTAATAATATAAATACTAGACTAGCTACCTTATAAAATGGCAAAGAAAAAAGTAAATAAAACTAAAGATAGTAAGCCTTATGTATCTCCTTTAAGGGAGGTATATTTAGCTCAAGCAGTAACTCCAGCAGCTTATGAGAGTGCAGGAGATAGCTGGATAAGTTATGGTAATACTCCTCCTTTTAAGAATTTATATCCTCAGTTTTTAATTGATATGTATAATAACTCTGCTACTCATAGAGCTATAGTAGATGCTGCTAGTAGTTATATAGCTGGTAAAGGTATTTTAATAGATGATAAAGGAGATATAGAGCAGACTAGTAAGCTAAATTTACTACTTAAAAATATAAACTCTAAAGAAACTATAGAGGGATTATTAAATAAGATAGGTAAGGATTTATACTTACAAGGAGGTTTTGCTATTAATATAATCTATACTAAGGATAAATTAGGTATAGCTAGTATTACTCATATACCTACTGAAAAATTAAGAATAGGAGTACCTAATGCTAATGGTATAGTAGATACTTACTGGATAAGCTCTGATTGGGCTAATTATCGTAAAAAAGAGCATACTCCTCAACCAGTAGCAGCCTTTAATCCTAATGATAGGACTGAGGCTAATCAGATTTTATATGTATCAGATTATACTCCTGGATTAGATTTATATGGAGCACCTAGCTACTCATCTTCTACAAACTGGATTTTAACTGATAGTTTGGTGTCCGAATATCACTACAATAATGTGAATGAGGGCTTTAGCCCGACAACATGGATAAATT